CCAGTTCAAACTGACCGTAAGCGGCCTTTCCAAGCGCGCGTCTCTTTCTCTTTTCGTTGATAGGAGACATCGCCCAATCGAACAGCCCACCTTTACGTGAAAGATTATCCCACTTGTCTGAAGTCTTTTTTAATTCCTTTTGAAGATCTTCTGGACTCATTCCAGCGATCCGATCTTCGTACTGTTGAGCGTCTATATCGCCGATAGCGGCGTAGTCCTTCAGTATTGGATTAATCTTCGACAACGCATCAGCGAGATCTAACATCTTATTACTACCCGCCCGTTGAACGGCTACGCTGTATTGACCGCCGCTTTGAATCGTTGCTTGTAGCTTTGGAGCGTCTGCTAGATCTTGTACTTGTACTCGTTGTGCCATAATTATTTAGTAAGTTCTAAGCCTGTGCGATACCCACTCACCCCGCCTTGAACGGTGCTTAAAGCGCCGCTTAAAAAGCTAGGTTTACTGATGGGTCTGTTAATATCGATAAGTCTATTCTGTGAGCGGAACCCAGCGTCGCTTAGAGCAAGTCCTGTTTGAACATCTCTCATCTCTTGTTGACGACCTACGCCCATACGATACTCAGCTTCTTGACGTGTGAAGTCGTCGATTAAAGCGTCCACGGAAGCCCCTGCTACGCCCGATTCACCAGCGCTTACCGTCGCTCTTGCCATCGATTCACGGGCTTTCATAGCGACGTCCCCAAGCTCACGATTGGTAGCTTCTTGTTCCTGGGCCTGTCTCATACGAACGGAAGACTGTTCTTGTAGAGCGCGTTGACGCTCCGCTTCCGCCGCTTGTTGTTGATAACGGGCTTGCTGTTTCGCTTGTTGGCGCTGTCCTTGGTATTGAGAGAAGGACGAAGCCGCGCCTACAGCCGCTGTAGCTACTGAAATTGTAACTGGATCACACATATTATTTATAGATATAGAATTGTTTATAACCGTCGATGGTGCAGTCGTGGAACGAAGCTCCTAACCATTTCAACCATCGCATGGACAATTCATTACGTTCCATAACGATGTTAGTCAGGACTTCATAATCCCCGAATACACGTTGTATCCACTCCCGTGAGTGTTTGAGAAAAGTCTTCTTGATAAGGTGCATACGGTGAGTACCAAGTAACCAAGGTACGCCTATGTTTTCATCTTCTGTACCTGCGATACCAAAGCTACCAACCATACGATGTTCTTTTGTCAGGATCGTCCAAGCGTGTGTAGACACCTTGTAAGACTCTTCCAAAGCGAGCCGTGGATGTTTACCTAGACCTATGATCTCAAGCATATCCATTGACCGCATGTCTTCGTATAGCGTGGGTGCGTCCATATATCCGTTTGCAGGGTCGATCCTACAGTCGGGATAGATGTATGTTTCCTTATCCTCCATATCGTTTTGATCTTCCATGTACAAAGCTTTCAAACTCAGCCGCTAATAACTTCATCGGCAATGCAGACGACGACTTAACCGTGATGGTGACATCGTCATGTTTAGAATGAACGGGAAAGCGGAACGATCCGTTGTCCAAGACAAGCGAACCTAGAACCGAGTTAGCTCCGAGTTGAGTGGGGTTAAAAGCGTAGGTGTAAGTGTCCCTAAACTCAGGGGTTACCTCGACGGTAAAGTGTCCTGTATCAGCGTAGTCAATCGTACCGTTTCTAAGCACCTGTGACATGAAGTTTGATGCAGACCTTCCACCGCGTTCTGTCGGCTGTTTAAGCGTCTGTGTGGAGAACTGATACAAAGCTTCATATTCAAGACCCACGAAGAAATCAGTCGCGCTGTAGTCGCCTACAAGCGTGAAGGAAGTAGCGTCTACACGGGTGATCTCACGGCGTAGTCCATCGGCGGTGTAAACGACGCTTCCAACGGGATCATACGGCATGTTAGATATAGTCGTCCGTTTGTTACCTGCGCTGTAAGAGCGTGTTAAAGAGGCGCTAGAAACGCGTCTATCGAGATGTAAAGTGTAAGTCTTACCTGTGTCCTTGTGTCCCGCTTCCATCGCCATCTTTTCGAGGTATCCCTCCTTAGTGACGATATACAAGTTAGAATCAATAAAGCCTGTGCCTACGACTTCCTTGGCGAACTCAAAGCGCATCCAAGACGATTGGATCTTCTCTTTGTTATTCCAGAAGTATTTATAAACATACAGGTGTTTAAGGTCGTCGGATGTAGACGCGACTATAACGTCCTCACTAGGCGTACCCACAAGCGTTCTAAGCGACGATCTGACATACGTTGGAACTTGTTGGGTAATCTCTGAAGCGTCAAACACATCGGAGTCTTTATCGACATAGAACTCATACATCCCTTCGTAGCTGTCCCGTGGAAACGAGAAGTAAACGTAGTTAGTAAGAGCGAGAGGTTTGACGTCGGTCGATACGTTATACTCGGTAATAGGCGAGATGTTAACGGTCTTAGGAGTCAGAAGATCAGCACCTCGTAATACAAACTGTGATTGAGGACTGAATAAGACAAGCTTCTCTTGGAAAGGCGTTGCATACTTCAGCGTTGAAACCTTTGTGTGCGCGACTCCAACGTCGATAGGAGCGCTGTCTAACAGCGACTGAGTCGTGGTTCTCCAAAAGTTAAAGTATTCATCTGCTTCGGAAAAGATAACAGCGTTGTCAGTCAGAAAGCCTAATCGGTTCTTAAAGAAGAAGACATCGTTGATAGGACTACCTACGAATGACGGTGCTGGGTTCGTCTCAAGATCACCTGCTCTACGGTGCGTCCAATCAGAGGTCTTAATCTTGTAGCCTGTTACAACGCCGTTTACGAGCGGTTCAGGCACGATTTGAATAGGCATTGTAGAGGCGTCGAAATCAAGTGCTTCCCCTTCGGTCTGACCAGAAGCCGATCCATCCTGTGACCAACCTGCTACTTCTGTCCAAGCACCTTCGCCGAACTCTTCGTTGTCCTTTGTTTCAAACTCTACGTAGTAATCGTCTTGGGTAAGCTCGACATCTCCACGCACCTTAACTCTGAAACCGTCAAAGCATTTCTTCGGTAAGTCGGTGATGAAGTCCACTTCCTTGTAAACAAGACCTAGACCCGTGTTAGCAAGACCATCAGTTACGGAGATCTTAAAGTCCGTGTTATCTGATTTACTTATCTTTAATAGACCATCTTGATTAGTGACGTTTATAGACGCGGTAGAGAGCGTGACGGCACTAACGGTAGGTGCGTCCGTGGGCTGATTAGTCATTAAAAACCAAGGCCCAAAACCTGACCCTAAACTAATCTTAATATACAGTTTAAAAACAGGCGTAGGAGCCGACGTGTAACCACTACCACTATGAGTAATGACTACGCTTTGAATAACACCGTTTGAGGTTATTGCTTTTCCTTTTGCTCCCGAACCTCCACCACCTGTGAACGTCACCTCTGTTTTAAATTGAACCTCAGAGGGGTTTTCTCCTGGGTTAATATCAGGGTGCGTATACCAACCACTACCGCCGTTGCTAATTGTCACACTACCCACACCACCCGCTGTTCCAGCGTTGTTAATCGCCGATTCAATATTGCTCGCTATGAGCTTTGAATCGGCGTTAGAGGCAGAGCTAGACGCGCCACTTCTAAACGACGCTTGAAGGTTATCAATATTAACGGTGTAGTCCTTCCTGTAATCGCCTTGTTTAACGAACACTAAAGCTTCCTTTTCCAACGGATCGGAAAGCGTCGTTCCAAGCGCTGGTGTTACTTTCTTATTCGCTACAAAGGTGTAGTCAGCAATGGTAAGCGCACGAAGATCTTTAAGCGGTTCAACAGCGCTGTTTAAATAGGTCTGTGCAGATGCTGAGATACTAACCACAGGAACAGGCGTTCCAAGTGATACGTTAAATATACTTACACTTGTTGTTCCACCGACATTGTCAAAGGTGAATAGATGCTTATTCGTTTCATCACGCTCCACCATGTGGATTAAAGCGTCGTCTTGAAACGTCTTGTTAAGGTTAGCTACATGCTCGGTGTGAGGACGCTTGTTAAGGCCGTCTACAACGGAGCTAAAAGCGTTTACTTGTTCTTCGGCTTGGCCTGGATAACGGAGATTGTCAGGCTGTTGTGATACACCTTGTACAAGATTAGGTACAGACGTGGTAATCAGCGGCATAACAATCAGCGATCAATGACGCGGTAAACGTCGTAGTTATCAAATATAGTCCTATCGGCGTTCTCAGAGTCGCTGTCTACCGCCGTAGCTTTAGCAGTAATCTCATCACGAAGAGTGAAACTTTCAATCTCTTGGCTTCCAAGAAAGCGATTAGCGAATTTACGCGCGGCTTTAACGACGATATAAGAACGGAATTGTTGAGGAATTTCTTCAAAGTTAAGTTCAAAAGTTATGGATACGTCTAAGTCTTGAGTGAAGACGTCCGTGTGGTTCTTACGATCATATAAAGTAGACCCGCGTTGAACGATGT